TTTAGTTTTTCAGTCGCCATTAAAAGACCTACCATGCTTGAAGCAGTAGCGAGGGGTCAGGTTAATCAAACGATGCCTTGCGCCAGGCTTCTTGATTCGCTTGGTCTTCAATCTCGGTACTTGGCTACTGAGTGCTAAGGCCCCAGCTGGCGTACTACCTGAGGTAGTTGTGAAGACTTCAGGTACAAGTGTGTGTAGGGGACCAGCACGGAAGTTGTCGAGCACCAAATCGGTCTGAACCGCTGGGGGGAATACCTCAATCCCTACACCGTATGCACTGGGGCCAGTAAAGCGCGTAACGGTATCCAGTACATCCAATGCAGTGAACCAACCGTTGCCGTCATTGAGGTCAAGCTCAACCTTTAACCTTGCGCCTTCGACACTAAATCGAACCTTCGATCCATCAGGCCAACCAGTAGTTGACGGCGCAGCATAATCAGGCCACCACGTAACAACTGCACTTTCCGAGCGAGCAATGGTCGCATAAATGGTGGTGTCATCTGCGCTGAAGTAACAGTAGTAGTATTCCCAGTCCCGCCAGCTTGGCGCAGTCTTGACGCGCAGTCGTAAATAGAACCCAACGTTGTAATTGGGGTCAGGGACCTGAGAAACGATCTCTATCTCTGCAAACTGGTCGCCACCACCAGCCTTTGTAAGTGACAGACTCCAACTTGCCGGGTTATCCAGCAGTTGGTTGCTAACAATCTGTGGCTCAGTCCACCAGTTATCTAGTAGCAGGGTTTGGAAATCCCAGATGGTATCGCCATCCCAAGCCCCGCCATCGGCGCGGTTGAAATCATCGAAGACGACTTTAGGAAATCTCAGTTCAGCCGCTGGTGGCACTGCCAGGTGGTCCGTTGTCCACACAGACACTGGTGCCTGGCCAGCAAGGTTCAGAGTCGCTTCGGCTGTAGCTGCTACAGGGCCGAACAATGTAAACGGCGTCTTACCTGTCAGAGTTAGCGAAGCAGCAGCTGGCTCTGCTACGTGGCTGATGCCTACCTGAGCAGTTGGAGCTTTGCCATTCAGGGACCGTCCGATCGCAGGCGGCGTAATAGACCGCCCAATGGTGACGTCTCCGCCAGTCAGCGACAGAGTCTCGGCTCCAGGGGAAACCTTCGGCGTACTACCAACTATTGGAGCAGTCGAATATAGCAGCGCCCATAGTAGGTATATATCGCCAACATCCCAATCGTTATCTGTCCCTCCAGTTAACGCTGTGTGATGAATCTGTGATTGCGTATTCGATAAGATTAAAGCGCGGTCAGTACCGTCTGTAATATTGCTAATATACTTACCGACCTGAGAATTTACTGGCCAAAATGCCAGCCCATCAAAGCTGTTATCGTTCAAAAACGCAGAATTAGGTAGTACATCATGCGTATGAGAAGCGGAGCCGCTTCCTCGGTCTCGTTCGAACGCATGTACCCTTAGCTCTGCCTCACTTGGAGTAGCTACCAAGCCAATCGATACTGTTGGCGCTTGCGAAGCAAGTGTTAACGTAGCTGTGTCAGGTATAAGCTCAGGTGATTCTGGATGTACCCGTTCTGGTACTTGCGGGTTAAACGTTAAGTTGCCAGCAGCTGGGTAGAAAATAGGTGACGTAACGCTGCCTATAGGCGCGTACCCAGTCAGTATCATCGAACTTTCGTCAGCTTCCTGACCCATTGCCAGGGCTGCGGTGTAACCCGTCAACCCGCGTGGACTAACGAACGACTCAATCAATTCTGGTTGTTCAGTCGTATCGACTATTCGCGGCGTAAGAGCTGTCAGCGCCAGGTTTGCTGTCTCTGGCCGTGCCTGCGGATACACCAGGTTAGGTATATGTCCGCGTATAAACAGCCCCACTCCTCGCTGAGGCTGGTATGAAGTAAATACTAATGCCCCATTCGGGACAGGTATGTTATGCGGAGGTTCGGATAAAGCAATGAACGATTCGCTCGAAAGCGCTAACGTCCCAACTAAAGGTTCTGCTATTTTATCTGCCAACGGTACTGCGGGAGCCTGCCCTGCAAGAACAAGTGCACATACATCAGGAACTACTAAGCTACTAGTCAGTAGTACTGGGATTTTACCAGTTAGTGCTAAGGCATCTTGAGCAGGCAAAGCTACAAGTGATACTTGTACCGTAGGTATCTTACCAGCCAGTACAAGCGCATCCTGAGCAGGAGCTACAACATCTTCGCGGAACAGCGTAAGTATTTTACCAGCCAGTACAAGCGCATCCTGAGCAGGAGCTGCACTCCACGTCTGTCGTATTACTGGGATTTTACCAGTTAGTGCTAAGGCATCTATGGCAGGAACAACATAGTCCTGTCGGAATACTGTGGGGATCTGACCGGCAATAACCAGGTCGTCTATGGCAGGCGACGCACTCCATGTCTGTCGTATTACTGGTATTTGACCAGCCAGTACTAAGCTGTCTGCATCTGGATTTAACCCAGAGGGAATTTTCGGTATCTTACCGGCTAAGACAAGATCTACTTCAGCAGGCGACGCACTCCATGTCTGTCGTATTACTGGTATTTGACCAGCCAGTACTAAGTCATCTATGGCAGGAACAACATAGTCCTGTCGGAATACTGTGGGGATCTGACCGGCAATAACCAGGTCGTCTATGGCAGGCGACGCACTCCATGTCTGTCGTACTACCGGTATTTGACCTGCCAAGACCAGAGCATCAGCGTCGGGTTTGTGAGCAGGCGTTATGGTTATAACACCAGGCACCTCTAGCTGGTTGCCGCCAGTTAACAACGTGCCAGGGAACGAGAATGTAACTTGCTCTGTGAGAGTAATGCTGTAGTCGGCTAATGAGGCGATCGTAAGCGTTGCAACTAACCCACCCTTTGTCGCGGCTGCCGTTTCATTGATGGCGAAGTCCCAGGCATCACGAATCGCAGCATTCCAGCCATTTGCCTCTGCCTGATCCGAAACGGTAACGTCCAGCCAATCTTCTGCTGCGAACCCTCCCCAAAGATTGAAGGTATCACCAGTAATCGTGACCTTTATTTCAGCACCACCGGCCTCGATTTCTGCTTCAGTGAATTCAGTAGTGCCTGAGAACACCGCACTTGGAACTACAGGGATGTAGCCAGCTAAGACAAGATCTACTTCAGGAGGCGACGCACTCCATGTCTGTCGTACTATTGGTATCTGACCAGCCAGTACTAAGTCATCTATGGCAGGAACAACATAGTCCTGTCGGAATACTGTGGGGACCTTACCTGCTATTACTGCCTGCAGTTCGTCCCCAGCAAACGGCGGAATTACGTGGTCTTCACTTGCCGTTACAGAAATTGTTGGTGGGTAGCCAAGAAACTGTAAGCCGCGAAGTGTTACGAGCCGTAGATCTACTTCTGGAACAGTGACCGTAATAGCAAGCGTTGGAGCTTGCCCCGCCAAAACTAAATCGCGCTCAGCAGGCTCTACCGGCGCGATCAGGGCCGCTCTTGGTCCTCCATATAACCCTAATCGGGTTACACCAGCCATTTACACAATCTTGAATGTGTCGTTATTTAATGGCGCAGTTGTTACGCCATTAGCAAACGTAATCAAACCAGCTGTATTTGCGTAATCAGTAATAACCGCCGCTTGGCCATCTGCTGTGCCTCCAGTAAATACAATCACTCTGCCGATCAGTTCATCATCCGCGAAGTTACCAGCCTGATCAGAAGTACAAGCCGTCGTCGTTAGCGTTCCGGTCTGCGCAACACCGTAGATGATACCCAGGTTCAAACTGTCGACAACCGCGTCAACAACAGTAATGAGCGCAGCGAGATCGCCTGCTGTCTGTGGCGTACTAAGCACTGAGCCAACATCGACCCGCTCGTTAGCATCAACGAAGGCGAAGTTAGAGTTGGTCAGAGTACCGACCGAGGTATCATCGATGCTACCAGCAGCCAGCGCATTAACCGTGCCGATCGTTACCGCGCTTGAATCAGCGATCAGTTCGTAGCCGGTCTTGCCTACGTTCCAGTTAGCTGTCGTCAATGCGTAGCCGGTCTTGTTGACGTTCCAACCCGTACCAATAAAGGTGGTTCCGTTTGTCACCCACGCGTTATCGGTCTGATTGTAGTTGGCTCCGAAATCAGTGGCGTAGACAATCACGGCATTTGTTGCTGCGGTTGTACTATCGCCTATCGCATTAACGTTTACGTCGGGGCCACCCGTTCCAGATGTCGCTGCCGTTCCGAGCCACTGCCCAACATCAATTCGCTCATTGCTATCGACAAAAGCAAAGTTAGTGTTATCGAGGGTACCTACCGAGGTGTTATTGATGATGCCAGCAGCAAGGGCGCTGACAGAACCAACAGCCCCAGAGACGCTAGCGACTACCTGGTCAACATCGATGTTCGTACCGGAGAGATCCTGCGCAGTCGTTGGGCTACCGATGTTAGCCCAGTCAAGTCCTGCCTCACCACCTGCCGAGACATCCAGAGTGTGATTCATCTCCGTCTGCGAGAGACTGATCTCGTACACGCCAGTGGTGCCTATCTCAGACACCGTGTCTGTAATGGCAAGCGTGGTAAACGTGCCTTCAGCATCAGAGTAGTACGCGGTATCCGTAACTGTCTCCCCGGTATCGAAGGTCTCCGGGGTTGTGACGTTCACCATAGGGAAGCAGATGATAGTTGCTTCGTTCTTCTTCCTAAAAATTTCCATTATCCAGCTCCTCTAATGACACCACGCGCCACTCCGCGCGAAGTACCACGTTCGAAATCCAATTCATCTGCGCCGCCACCAACCGCTACGTCATAGATCAAAACCAACTCTATCTCATCAATTTCCCACTGTCCGCCGTCTGGTCCCATGTCCTGATTATAAAGCCACTGGTAAATGTGAACGGTCCAGCCAGTGATGTCTGCAGCACTTGGCGTAACTGCTGAATCAGTGAAGCCAAGCGTCGTGTACCCTGCTCCATCGTCCGTTTCACTCCATGAAGCAGAAGTCGCATCAGTTGGCGCGTTAGTACCTTCGATCTCAACACGCCACTCCATCGTGTCGCCGCCATCAATGCCGCCAGAAACTAGTGCGCGAACGCGAAGCTGAATAGAAGTGAATGAGTCAAAATCACCGGGTGCATCAGTGAGGCCAAAGACAATCTCACCACCCTGGGTATTGTCAACCTGATTAATCCAGCTGTTGTTGTTGCCAATAAGCGGCGTGCCAGAAGGTGTATCAACTCCGTTGGCTATGTCAGTGAAAGAACCTGATTGGATATTGCCGCTGACATCTGTTTCGGATGTGGGGAATAAAGTAGTTGTGGCCATTATTTATTTCCACACAAACCGCAACGTTCTGAGGACCAAGTCTTACAGTTATAGCCATTCCGTTCGAAATGAATCTTAAGCGGCTGGTAGCGCGGGTCAGTAAGTACTGTATCCCATGAACCCAGTTCACGGCGCAGTCCACACGACCACCGAACCCCTTCCTCAGTATTTTCTTCAAGGAACTCACACACCTTGCCAGCTACCCAGCAGCAATGTTCATCCAAATTTCGGCCTTTGCATTTCATAGTAATTCACCACGAAGAACGGCTATCGGAGCACTGCTCTGATAGCCGTTAGCATTTACATGAGATGAGCCGTTGCCTGGAGGACCACGTGCGTACTCAACGATCAGCTCAGCAACGTAGTCCGAGTACATCTGCGGCAACGGGTGTGATACACCGAACAGAGTCACCCTCACGACTGGCGACTGAGTTCTTAGCGATAAGGAACCTGCAGGAGGTTTTGCAATAATCAACGTAATGGTCCTGTTGGTACTAGTATATCAGTATTAGTACCGCCGCCAGCAACCGCGCCACGAATTCCAATAATCATACAAGTGAAGGTATCAAAAGAGCTAAGGTCATCTAGTCCTGCTGCCTGACTCTTTGTAGCAGTCAGCGTGTCGTCAGTGGCCCTGCCAGTATTTGGTGCGGCTGCACCTGGATTGTTGTTGGCTCGATTATCAGGAAAGCCAGTCGGGAACACATCAACGATCTGATCGCCCCCATCATTGGTTATATGCCATATCCACAACGTATCGTCAGATGATGAATCCCATGAAGGGTTAAGTGACACCGCTACTGTATCATTGCCGTTATCTCCGACCCTCGGATTAGTAATCTCTGGCGGCGTTGTGTCATCCCAGTCCTTAATGCGCCAGATGTAAGCTGACCATTGCTCGGTCCCGGCAGAAAACCCAACTTCAACGTTGCCGGTTTCCGTACCATCAGCAATGATATAACTGACACCGTAACCGTGACCGCCTGCCGGGCCGGTTTCTGCGCACATAACATTGGTGAGCCAATCACCCGTAGGGAAATCCGGAGTATCTGCCGAACCATCACAGCCAATAAAAATGATCAGCAGATCGCCGTCATCCGTAGCTGGATACGGGATCAGCGCGGGTTCTTCGGCAGTGTTGCTGCCATAAGCATCAACAGATGTTATAGTTGGGATAGTCATGCTATTGAGTTCACGTATTCTTCAATCCAAAGATAACCAGATGGCGCTGTGTCGCTCCATATTGCGCCCCCCATATTCGCAGCAGTCCAATCATCAGGTATGCCGTCGTCGTTAGAGTCTGGTGGTGGCGGCGGATCTGCATATATCGGCCAATCGTCTGGATACACCGTATCAGCCAACCATAAACTTGTTTCAGCATCAAAGCTGGCAACCATCTCATCATCATGACTATCGCGAAATGGCTTAGTTGCGCCACAGTCAGCAAGCCATGCGAGCGCCTGTGCTTTCGCAGTCACTTTATTAACAAGTAGTTCCTCTACGGCTGGGTCAACGCCACCAGCGGGCCGCGGCCACCGTGTTGATCGTTGCCACGCCGTTGTCAGCAAGTTGCCTGTATTGTAATTAGTAATGCACCATTCATTATCGGCTGTGACCGTTCTCTGCTCACCAAAGTTATTCTCCATGAACAGCAGCTCATAACTAGACCCCATGCTAGTGTGTCCATTCATTTCACCAGCAGCACCACTTCCATTTGGCCCGCCCTCAGCAAAGTTACTGATGTGGTTCCACTGCATGTTCTGACCGGGATTGTTCACTGATTGCAGCACCGTGTTATAGAACCGATCCCAGTTGTAGGTGATGCAGTTGCTCATCTCAATAAAAGCATTACCTTGTATCATTGGCATCCGGCGACGATGATGAAGGTACGCGCAACGATGCATATTGAGCGAGTTGTCTGAGCGATTACTGCAGGACAGGATCGTTCCATAGTTATGATCAGGCTCACCCTGCCCGGCATTTTCTATGCTCTGCGTAATCAAGCACTTATTCCAAGTATTCATTGCACTTGGATTGCCTGACGTATCAACCATGCTTGTTACTTCATCACCACCCCATGCCCAGGAACAATGATCTGCCATAACATAGCTGGCATTCCAGATTCTAAATGCCTCATTATCAGATCCACCGCCAGCTTCATGACTACCTGCCCGGCCTTTATGGTGCCGCACAATATGATTCTCAGTATGATTTGATGAGTTGCCGTATTGGATCGGATAACCAGCAATGCAGACCCCACCCGGAGATGTTTGAAAAGCTATCGTTGTAAAATCAGAAGTAATCGCCAGCAAAGAAGTCAGGTTGATAATTCCACTGACTTCAAAAGTGACAAACGTGCCTTCCTTGCCGGAACCTGCAATTGCATTCCTTAATGAGCCCGTTCCTGAATTGGCCAGGCTTGTAACAATCTCAACGTTAGGAGTGCCGCTATAGCCAGCGGCTCCGCGTGTATTGGCAGCAAGGCCCTCAGCACCGGGAAACGCTCTTACAGCAGCACTTATTGGTACATCCGTAACCGTGAATGTTGCGGAGCTTGGAGAGATGATAGCAGGGATAACCCCACCGCTTAGATTTTGAGGGTTAGAAAGTGCTAATGCACCTACTTCGGTAGCTACTACCAAACCAGCAGCCACAGGAACGACACTTGTATCTACGCCAATATTAAACGTGGCCGTGCCTGAAAGAGGGATAACTGTGGCCCCCGTGATTACCCAATCGACTGAAACAATGTCACTATTATCTTCAGTGCGATCAATAACGAAGTTGATAATTGTATTTTCGTTGCCACTGTACGCCGCCAAAGACAGAGCCAGCATGCTTTGCCCAGTACCAAGGTTCGTTACAGTAAAAGTTGCTGTACTTGGCGAAACCAACGTAGGAGTTAACCCTCCGTCAAGGTTTTGAGGGTTTGATAGCGTCAGCGACCCATTCTCAGTTGCTACGATATCGCCAGCAACTATGGCAATTACTGCTTGGCCGTTACCAATCTGGAACGTAGCTGTGCCAGAGCTTGGAGTAACTGTTGCGCTTGTTATAGTCCAGTCGACTGAAACAGCTTCAGCGAAGCCTCCCACGCGATTTATTACAATCTGCGTAGCGGCGTTTTCATCTACTACGTATGAAGCAGCTGAGAGCGACAGCTCACCTACAACCACATCTGGGCGTTCAACCCTTCTGACAATGACCCTGGTATCGATCATAAGCTTCCCCGTCCTTGGGAGCGCAACCTGATCCTTCCCTTTCGTTTCACGACTGCGCCTCTCCTGTTCACGAAGTTCGACAAGAGCCCGTCTTTTCGGCCCATCAATCGGAGGCAGCGAAAGGACGTGATCATCAGCCATTTTAAGTCAGAGTAAAGATTCCAGTGTTTCCGCTGGTAACAGAAAACTCATTCGCGCTCAGACGTGACCAACAAAGCAGGTGTCCTGACGTAGCAGAGCCTACTGAGTTATGGATTACAGCAAACTTCACGATCGAAAGATTCGCGCTACTTGCGGTAAAAATCAAGTCCGTTGCATCCCACTTAACCGATGACGGATCACCAGCGACTGTCCAGGCAATACCAGCCATCGTACGGCCACCAGCAGCATAACCACCGGCAACTGCAATTTCATTATTTACTGAACTGGCAATCGACAACGTAGCCGTCGATGCATTAGATGCAGAAGTGTGTAACTGCATCTTGAAAATGCCAGTATCCAACGGAATAGTGTTGTCACCAATTTTCTTCTTGGCTTCGTTGTAGAAGATCCATGCTGTAGCAGCCATAGTTTTATTCCTCGTTTTCCTCTAAGGCACTAAGCGTAGCGCCAGTTTTGATAATATGAGCTATCAGCCCATCACCTTTGACATTCAAGTCAATTTCATCGCCAAACAAGCCTACCATGTTCATCCATTCTTTGGCCTGGCAATACATCCAAGGGTCGCACCAAAAAACTTTGCCACCAACCGAGACCGGAACCACTCTAGCCATCTCGTAATCATTCTCCAGCTGCGCATAAGCGTGGTGCTCATCTCCGCGGTAGCAGCTGTCAAACCCATACATGTGGATCTTATGGAAGCCCAGCATACGTAGCAAGCAAAGGCCCCGCAGAGTTACCGTGGAACCTCCAGGACATGGGAACCAAATTTCGTAGAGGTCATCCAGCAGCTCCGATATCTCAGAATCGACGTTACATACATGCCATGCAAACGTACGATCCATCGGTAACCCCTCGTAGACACTGGGATCGCATTGCGACGCGATCATATACTTACAGTCATCTACGATGGGGCGTGTAAACCGCTTGTTAAAAGCCCTGGCATCAATAATCAACTGCATCGATGGTTTCATACCATTCGCGATCGCCCAATTATAGGTGCCATTAGACGTAATCATTGGCATGCCTTCAGCGCGCAGCTGCATAATCTCATCTGTGTAATCATTCAACGACGGCCCGCCGCAGATCATCATCACCTCGGTAGGCTGTAAGGGGTGTGGATGCATGAGTTGCCAATCTGTCTTAGCATTTTCGCGGATGTTTTCTTTGACTATTTCAACCTCTGTGTTAACTGCTCCCTCATATTCGATAGTGTGCTGGTTCACCCAGGAACTGCAGTAAAACTGATAAGCCAATCCTTTCTCAGCTTCTCTTGACCAGTGGATAACTGCCTTGTGATCGCGCAACTTCTTCGTCCACCACTCATAAGAATGGATACTGAGATGCAGCTCTTCGTCCATTGCTGCACCGCAAAGATCCTCCTCACCCGAAATCTGGAAAAATACATGGCTCGCTGACTGGAGAATGTGGCTTAGTACGAGATCTACGTCCTCGGGGGGTATGTGCTCCATAACGTCTGTGCAATATCCATAGCTCCCGACCACCGGTAATGGCTGAGTAAGGTCATGCTGTATCCAGGAAATACGATGTGGCTGTGTAACAGTGGCGTTTTTGACCTCCGGGTCCAGCGCATTCTCTGCGAAGTCCACCAAAGTAACAATCATGTTACCAAACAGAGAGATCATCAATCCGCCACGACCTGTGCCACAGCCAAAATCGATGCATGTACTATCTTTGAGCGGATGCGCCTGTTCTAGGAATAGCTGCGCTGATTGTTCTCCTGGAGAAACCGAGCGATACGCTGGTTGACCCCACATTTTTTCATACTTTCGTTGTTCTGACGTCTTCAGTACCGGCTTTATTTCTACTGTTGGTGGGTAACTTCTAACGCCTGCCTTTGCGTTGCTCATGCCTTGCTCCTTGTTATACGGTAACTGACAACTCCCTCATCGTAGTTGCCAGCGCTACCTCTGACACCCGGTTGGTGCCTTTTAATACCACTTCGTGTTTTTCGCCCATATAGCCTCCCGGAAGCCTAAAAGCCTCGATAGACCCTACAACTTTGGTGAACCGCTTCACGTCGTCGACATGAAGTTCGAATGTTACTGGGTATGAATCAGCGTGGATCTTCGCTGCCGCCATATTAACGGCTTTAGGTGTAAACGTCGGCCTGGATTTCCAGGTATACGACAGATCAGACCCTTCATCCCACTTCTCTATCTCGTCACTGACAATCATATAAAGCTGGTCTTCTTCAATATCCTTGAAGCCACCTGTAGCGAACTTCTCCACATATACAACGCCAACATCGGGGGCAAATGGATTGAACACGAATGCCCGTGTCACAGACCCATCACTGTAAAAACACAAGTACTGCTGCTCCCAGTTAAACGCTACGAATGACGACGGTACCAGCGCCTGCCATTGATCCCGCGTAAATAAGCTAGAAGACACGTTAGCAATGCCACTACTAGACACGAGGATCAAGCCGTCGGGGCTGGGGTACGCAATCGCTGTCCCAAAGTCCACTATGCCGCGCTTAGCAGCGCAAGCCTGTTCAATCTCAAGCTCCACCATAGTAAGCGCTGCAGGATCAGAACCAATCACCAGGTATGGCCAACCTTCTGTAGTCACTGCGATAGTGCCTCCGAAGACCCCCACTCCAACAATGTCGTGGCTGGTAACCAACCGGTAATCAATAGGCCAGGCATGCGGAGCGCCAAGCTCTGAAAAGGTAAGCGTATTACCAAAGAACCCTACCAAGAAGCCAGCAGGATGCGCTCGTATACCGATCGTAGCGGCGTTCGGCGGGTCGTATAGTTCTGTTGGTAATACCTCAGCGAGGTTCGCTGAGGGCACAGCATCAACGTACGACGTACCGGCGACCTGAGAAATCAGTCCACCATCGTTATAAGCGAAGAACCCCGTGCCATCGATGCTGAGCAACGAAACTTGCATGGTACCAATTACGGAAATGAAGTAGCTATTACCCTCCAGTTCGTCCATACCAGCTGTTCTGGTCACTTCACCGCCTGTAACGTAAGTTACATAGCCCAAACTATCTACGCCTGGTAGCTCAAATTTATCCTCGTTAATAACCAGCACTGGTCCACGGTAGTCGTCCAACTCGTCCATACCGTTACCGCCGCCAAGATTAGACAACTCCACAACTTCGCCAGTCAAGTACCCGTGAGCTGTCACCGTGAGTCTAGCTGAACCGGCCTTACTAATTTCAATGATAGGTTTCGATGCTTCGAGGCCCAGACCGGAGAATATAGCTTCTTGGCCGTCGGTCAAACCGTGAGCTGTTACTGTAGTCACAACAACCGGGCTTGCTTGCGTAATATCAGAAATCACCGTAGTTGCCTGTACAACGGCCAGTTCCGTCACAAACTGATAATTCGTCGTCCCTGTCGAGCCCGTATTTAGCCGATAGACACGCCTGTGCGTAATTTCGTAGTTCCCAGAAGGAACAGCAGGCAGCGCTGATAACGTTACCGTCTGTCCTGTACGCCACTCAACTTGATTAGAAGGGGGTGAAGGAGGACCTTCCGCGCCCCAACTATTCACGAAAGTCGATACGTAGTACCGCGTCTCCGGCACCTCGTCCTCATCATCAGCGGTGCCATTCAATGTTGCCAGGAACCCCTGTGTTGGAGGAGGTACATCCAAGTTTCGATAAATAGCTGGATAGCCACCAACACCGACCAACGAAGCATCTGTTACACGTAGCTCTGTACCTGCCGGATCTGCGAAGATTAATCGCCCGTACGCATCATTAGCTACCGGATACCGCACCCAATCGACATCAGATGCCGCTTCTAACCACACAGTATCGGAGTACCGGTACAACGATATAGGACTAACTTCAGTAGTTGACTGTAGAGTCTCAAGACCTCGAACGGATTCCACAGCGCCTGAGTCAAACCTGGTATTCAGCGCTGTTTGTGAAGCCCCCTCAGGCAACAACCTGGGATGAATGCGTGGGATATTGCCTTTGAACCCGCCCAACCTGATAACAGCCATTTATATTCCGCCATAAGCCACTTTGCGAGGTACGCCAGTCTGGAACTCTTCCGCTGCTTCTGTACGTGCAGCAGGAAAGCTCGCTAAAAACATGGTCTGGTGGTACTGAGCCAAGGCATTATCTGTCCATGGTTTACGTGGTAGTAGGTACAGCTTGGACAACGCACCATGAACCAATACCTCATCGTACTTATTTGCGACGATATCGTCGATCACAGTAGCTGTAAGTAGCGGTTTTACTGCTACCCGCGCATCGTAAAGCGCCGCCACTGTCGTAGATGGTGTGGGCACGAAGCGCACACTGTTGTTACCATCCAGCACGTACCACTTTGCATTAAGATCAGTATCGTTGTGCCAATCTGATGTGTTTTTATCCAACCAGGCATAAGTACGTGGCACTAAGGGTGCGCCGCCGCCAGTGTTCTTTATCGATACGACATCAACCAACTCTGTGTTTGCTGGTAGCAACCCAGATATATTAACAGCAGGTACTGTCGTTGTAACTGATATCTGTACATTTACGCGCCAAGCACGCGTCGCTTCCGCAAAATCGCGAGTAGCACGTAGCAACTGGCGCTCAGCAACGAACGAAGGAATCTCAGGTATCGCTACCTGAACATCAGGAACTAGCGTAGAAAGTGCTACCATTAAGATCTCCCAGGTTGAATTCCAGCATCAGTGGCGTCTTTCTGCCCTATACCAAACAAAAACGCTCGGAAAAACGCTGTCGCACGAGCCAGTTCAGTAGCGGAATCCTCAGTATCCTTACTGAAGGCTCGGTACGCAATGTAATCAATGAGCGAATCTGCATACATATCATCGATAACAATGCTGCCTGAAATAGTAGCGTCGCCCGGCTGAGCGTTGTACACAATTTCTATCAGCTCTCCACCAGTCTGCGGAGGATACACTTCGAATTCCTTAGGATTATTTTCGTTGTAGAAGAAGTTTTCAGCTGCGCCCGCAGTAGCTGCCCGCCAAGTACTACTGAGCATATCTACTAACGCATAGTCTGTTTGGTGGATGGCACTGCCGTCAACTACGTTCTTAATTACATCTACCAACCGAATAGCGTCCGTAGGAAGCGATTGCACCGTGCCCGCTACAGCTGTTATGTCGTCACGTAATACGTAGGCATCAGTTGCTGGTCCCCGAGCAACTGCCCGTTGACCATCGTTCAACCATTCCAGAAGTTCAGATTCTTCCCATCGAACGTATTCCTCATCATTCAGCAGCGATGCTGCTCTGTTCAGAATGCTCCGTACTGTCGTCGCCATCTTGTTCTACCTCGTGCATTGCTTCGCCGAAGGCGCGTTCAACGTCTTTAGTGGTGAAACTGAAGTCTACTAGCTTTTTGACTGAGGCTGCACGGGGCTGTCCAACTACTGTGAAGTCAGCTGGGTTGCCCCTGGTAATCAGCGTCTTACATGCTTCGAGCAAACCATCGGCGACAATCTCTTCTTGCGGCGGTTTTACTACTACTGGTGGTGCCTCTTCCAGAGACTCCTCAGGAATCAGCCCATGCGAGAGCGCTGCATCAAAAAGTACCTTTGGTATTGTCCTCGTTTCCCCAGCCTTGAAAATAGCGCACATAACGCCGCTGTCAGCCACGATTCGTGTCTCTACAGCTGCTGTAAAAGCTGCTGATGCTGGTCTCGTATCTTTCATTAATTCCATGATAACACCTTTGCGGAAAAAAACCCCCGCCGAAGCGGGGGATTAAAAAGCACCTAACTACTAGATGGCTGTGTCTACGCGCAAGACACCAAAGTCTTCTACGACGGACGTACCGCTGTAAATACTTTGGAACGTAGGCTTCAACAGGCCAAAGATCTTGCCAACTGACACGCCATGTTGGTTGCCGTAGTCAAACGTCTCTTCGTCCCAGTACGGGAGCCCGATATCTGCCATGCCGAGTGCCTGAGCACCGCAGAACAGAACTGCTTGACCACTTACTGCGCCAGAACCCCAAGTAGCTGAGGTATGAACATGCCGGAACTCGTGGATGATCAAACCATCCTGAGTCAGCATGCTGCCACTGAACAGTGGGTTAGCTTCGCCACGAGGTCCTGCGTTCTGCAAATTAGCCAGGAACGTAGAGTCCTGCTTCAGCTTCGCAATGCCCTGTGGAGACATGAACACGTGATAGTACTCAGCGCCACCAGGACCCTTAATACCCCGGATATACTGATCTTTCATGAGTGCCTTAGTTTCTACCAACATTTCCCAAGACGGTGTATCAGCCGCAACGATCGCAGTATTATCACCGGCAGAGAGCCCATTGGTCTCATCCCATTGCCGCCAACGTGTTACTGACGGTGAAGAGACGTCGCTGGCGAATGCCAGGTCACTAAGGTTACGACCGGTAGGATTCACGGGACGTAGCACACCACTGGTGTTATACGTGTACGCAATACCGGACAAGGTAAGGAATGACATCTGATCAATACGATCAGCCATCCAATAGGCCAGGATGTCTTTCGAAGTTCCTCGGAAGTTAACGACAGACTTCTGGTCAGCCATGCGACCAGCGAGACGGTTAGCATTACGCAGTTGGTCAATGGTGATGACCTCGTCATAAGCCTTGATAGCCTCTTCGTTGTTCTCCATCGTGTAGTCGCCTACTACGCCATCCCCTTCGAGATCCGCAACAAGCGTCAATACAGCTCGATCACCCTTCTCACTTTTCGTGAGTTCGGTAATCCGCTGAATCATGCTGTTGGGGCCTTTTCCGGCAAACCGCATTGTAAACGACGCATTCCGAGCCGCAGCCCACAGATCACGAGACCATACGGTCTTCTCTTCTGTGGTTAGGGCCGTAAAATTTGTAAGCGCCATGCTTAAAGCTCCAGTTAAAGGAATTCAGAGATTTGTAGTTATCGGACTACTCAACCGAACAAACAGCCTGTCCCTGCTGACGGGCCAAGCTCTAACACGGCTTGGTCGCGAATCTGGACTGTACCCATAAAAAAGGCGGGGCTTCAAGCCTCGCCTTTCTGTTTCACAAGAACCGCTATCGAACAGATTACAAAAAGTCTCCGCGAGCGCGCCGTTTTGTCGACTCGGGTAACGTCTCGAATTCTTCGTCAGACATGGAATTAAAATCCCGTCGTGGCTCTTCTACTGAACCCTTAGCACGACTCTCCATGTTCGGAGGCTGTGCATTAGCTACCTTAGCCTTAGCTCTCACGTCTGTCGGCTTCAACGTTACTACATTGTCCGATACTGTTTCGTCGTCCACTGCTTTCCCCGATATAGCCGTGAGACCGAAGTTCCTAGCGGCTTGTTTCGCTGCACGCTGCAACGCCTGTACTCGTGAATATGTACCAGACTGCGCATAGCCGACATACAAATCCAGCAGCTCTTCACGCGCCTCTTCGTTGTAATTTTCGTTGTTTTGCGCAAACTGCGGAAAATCTTCCTCGATCTTCGCCCCCGCTTCTTCAAAAGTCAGCGACTCTCTTACTTGTTGATCACCTTGTGCTGCAAGCTTTTTAGCCTCGTATACGAGTTCCGCCTTCTCTGCTGCTCGTATCTCAGCGTTAATCGCTGAATACTTCTCCGAATCACCTTCCAACATCGCTTCCATTGCTTCGTTTTCTTTGCTCTTGTAATCGTAGGGTTCCGGCTCCGGCTCCTCATATATCTCCGCTTCACTCTCGGCTTGCTTAGCTTCGAGTGCTTCTACCTTCTCCTCCGCCTTCTTCATACGAGTATTAACCTCGTCAAAGCGGTCCTTAGGCACCTTTATTCCGCCATCTACCTCAGGTACGACCTCCCCGTCGTCGACCGTTTCCTCACTGGTCTCTTCTTCGCTGCTGGCCTCCTTTTGTTTACCAGCTTCGTTTTTGGGTTCTTCATCCCCACCTTCTTCGCTTTCGCTTGCCGCTTTACCGCTTTCACTTGCTGCTTCACCCTTTTCATTAGTGACATCTGCTTTCTCCTGCTCTGCGAATAATTCCGCTTCTTCCTTCGTCTCAGGAGGATGCGTCTGAATCCTGTCGTGGGTAGTCTCGTCCTGGATATACTCCATATTCGATAGATCGTCGTCCTCACCACCAATGAACGGATCTACTACTGGTACGGACTCTTCTGCCTTCGCTTTTTTCTTAGCCATTGCTATTCCCTTGCGCGGGAGCAGGCTTCGCCAGGAGATTCAACTCAGCAACTGAATGCTTAGTTGATTCTGACATTGCCACTGTCTCCCGCTTGTTACGCGCGTGAATTCCTGCCAACTGCAGCTTGTTATCCAGGTTATCATAGAACATCTGTAGTTTAGCCTGCAAATCAATCATTCTTTCCCTCGCCGACATGCCAATTTCCATTGCAGCTTGCTGCGCTTCGCCACTGAGCTGCCCAATTTCAAGCTCAAGTGTGCGCATTTGCAGCGCTTGCTGCTGTGCCTGGATCTGCAACTCTTCTTCAGTCGGCGGAGCAACACCCTGCAACCCTGCCACGCGCGCTGCAATCTCATGTTTATTGTCCAGCTGTGAATGTCGAATAACAACATCATCAGGCACCATTACCCCAGCCTCACGCATCTGTAATGCGTTAGCGAACTGCGCATCTTCGTAATTATCGCGCGCGGGCCGTGTACCAACCACGATGTCATATTCGCCAATAGTCACGTCGTTGACGATCTGCCCAGCTGCATCAAGCCCGTTGAGGATAACTTCTTCATCTTCTTCGTCAAAGCCGTTACCAACAGACACACGCATCACGCGCGTCTCCGTATAAAAGTCCTGAATCAGCTCCAATACCTTAGCAGCGACCAGTCCACGGGTGCGTTTCAACGAATCAAACGGCACATCGACCTGGATCAGTCCTCTGGCTTCAAGCTGATCAAGTGCAACGCCAGAAACCTCGCGCTGCGGCGTACCAACCAGTCCTTCGACACCCGCAATCCCCGCTACATTGGACTGAGCACGAGTCGCCAAGCGATCGAGCCCAGTTGGCACAGTGTTCGGTAAAATTTTCTCTGGGCGCTCAGAACCACGCTTGACGATCATAACCAGTCCGGTCTCAGCACCTCGTTCTTCGAGTTCTTCAATGGTCATATTCGCCAGCGAGCCTTCGTCAGCTATCCAACCAGAATTCGCCGTGGTGTTAACAATATGCAACATCTGGCTTTCTATCTTGTTGAACTGTTCCTGTGGAGACAGTAACTGACGAACCACGCCTGATGTTTTGCCTTTTCGGAAAAATGGGAAGTACGGCACTATGGTGAACGTGCGGTATGGGCTCCAGCTGTCGTGCAGTACCACGCGATCCACCGTTGTCACCCAGCGAATACGTTTGCCAACACGCTTGAGAATAGATAACCCAGCCTGTTTGGCAATAGCTATCGCTTTGTCCTCGTCCAAATCGTCGGGAATACGCTTCATATCGCCGACATCGTTGTCAACGAAGAACCTGATCGGTGCCAAACGTCGAAATTGCCGCTCAACAACGCGTACAGAGCGAATTGTCTTATCCGCGTCGTAATCTGTGGTCTGTAGGGGGGTAGTCGTGTCGTCACCGAAGGTACGACGACCATCGTAACGTATGGAGTCTTCGCCAAACGTTTCGTATGCTTGTGACGAAGAATTAACCTCGTCACGCTTCGCTTTGCCGTAATGCGCTTCGATATCTTCCAGCGTCATCCAGCGCGTAGTAATAACACTGTTCCAATCCTCTGGATCGTAGCTCTTAGCGTCGGGGTCAGGCAGAACTTCGTACGGATCAATAACACGGGCCTTGATGTCACCCATGATGTTGTCTTTGAACTCCATGCGGAAGTCAAAAAAGCCGCGATCGACCACAACGCCGTCTTCGAACACCTCTTTTTCGAGAAATTCGTACTTGTTATTGTCCAAAATCTGCTCAATCAGCAGATTTATGACCTTTGCTGACTCTTGCGTGGCGTCACGCCGTGGTTTGAAGCCAAGATCTACGCGCTGGGTGCTTTGTTTGCCCAGAAACGCGTTGATTACCTTCAAAATCTCGTTGATCGTGAGCACAGGCCGACCTTCGGCCTCTAATTTGTCACGATCCTTCTGATCCCACTGCTCACCGAGGTAGAAATCATCACATTTCTTGGCTACTTCAAGCCATTCATCATGTCCTGCGTCACGCGCCCGCTGATAAGCTACCCAGTTCGCCTCCGCGACTGCGATTTGGTCTTCTGTAGGCATGAAATGCTACCGGTTGACGCCTTTATCACGAGGTGTCCCAATGTTTTTGATCATTGGCGTTTCAGCGCCACCCTTGAACTTGGTTCTCTTCCCTGTTGAGCCACCACCGTCCGTCTTCGGCTTGCCCGGAGGAGCACATGGGTCAGGGTACAAAGTTTTTCCTTTAGGCATTACCTTTCTCCTACTGTTTGCTTCTCA